GTTGATAAATTGTATTTAGTACCAAATGCCGTATTTCTTAAAAATATTAAAATTGCCTCAACATCACTTTCTAATAAATCTTCAATCCTTATATCAGGTTCATACATTTTTTGACGAACAAGTGTACTAATTAAAGTTTTTGTGTCGTAGTTTAAACTCAACAACAAGTTTTCATCTTGAGCCGTCAGATATCCAACCTTAACTGATTTTTTTTTATTAGCATAAAATAAACCTTGTGAAGGTAGTGGTACCACATCATGTGGTAAGTTAAAATTCATTTGTCCGTATTGTGTTTCGTTTTCCATAAAAAAAGCCAGAGATTACCCCTGGCTTTAAATATAAACTGACTTTGTTTTTTGTAAATGAAATATTAATAAACTAAGATACATCTATCAGGACGAAGTGTCGCTGAGATGGTTTGTAAACCGTCATCAGAATAAGACACACCCTGAAAGTCCACGTCTGTTAGGAAACAACCTTGTAAAATCCATTTTTCAACCGCAACACCTGTCGGGTCTAACATTTCCAAAGTAATATCCTTTTTGTAACCAGCGGCATATCCCATACGACCTGTTACTGATTCAGCGTGTAAACGAACCCACTCCATAAGAGCTTGAGCAGCTGATGGTCCAATAGGGTCACGAAAAGTAACACCAATTGTTCCCCATTCAAACATACCAGCAACATAAGTTTTAGTATTTAAGAAAGGAATATCTTTTGATGTAATAGTTATTTTTGGTCTGGCAGCAGATTCTACATACCAAGAATTAATACCCAATGAAGTAGGAAACGTCAAAATAAATCGGTTTTTGCGTTTTGGTTCATACGGGTCGGGCATTTTCATTAATAAGTCAGCCATGTTGTTATATTTTTTGTTTTAATTATTTTAGTTTATTTACCTATAAATACTTGATTGTTCAAAATTTTTGTCTTATATTTTCTAGGCGTTCTAGTTTATTAATTATATTAAATATTAATATTTTGTTTTAGTTTGTGATTTAGTTAAATAAGTTGTTACTGGATGCTCTAGTCCAAATTCTTTGTTTAAGAATTCTTTAACTTTTTCCACATTTCTTTCATCGTCATCTGAGAAACCTATTGAAGGTACCACAAAATTATTGGACACATCATTTTTGAACAATACTTTACCACCCACCATGTTTGCAAGTTCCTTACAATAAGTGATAAATTCTCTTAACGCATTTATTTTTCCTTCTTCAGGATTGGCTTCAGAACCAGTTCCGAATGATACAGGGTGAAAACGACACATGTCCAAATATTCTTTAATCATTGTATTGTCATCTTTAATATCCTCACCTGTAAAATCACGATATTTTTTTAATGATTCCACCAATTTTTCTTGGTCCAAACCACTCACATTATTTTTGATAAGTTTGTAAACCGCTTGTTTTAAAATCATTGGGTTGTGTCCACGAGCTGTGATGATAGCAAAAACTGACCCACCATTAATACACTCAACAAAATCATCCCACGATGGTCCCAAACTTGCCGACATTACATCAACCAAAAATTGTTTTTCACCTTCACCTCTAAAATTTCTAAAAGGATTTGACGCAAAACCAACAATGGTTTTTCCATTATATACAAATGGTTTTTTTCCCAATTCGTTTCTGTGTTCAGCAAAATCATCTGTTGACATACCAATTTCATTATCTTTGTCATCCAAAATCATAATCTTTGTTGGCATGTTCATTACATTGTCATCCCAATCAAAAGCATAATATTTGTGGTCAGGTAATCCTGATGGGTCCATACCCTCAGTTACCATTTCCAACAAGTGTCTTCTAATTGATTTTTTTAAATTCATTACTTTTTGTCTTTTGATAATTTTGAAATGATACTTTCTAACTGTGATTCAGTTAAAACAATGTTTTGTGGTTTTTTAGAATAAGTTTTTTTACCATTAGTTGGTACTTCCAAACTTTCCATTAATATTTTTTTTGTGAATTCCATAGTTTTATATATAAATAATAGGGAGAAGAGTTTTATTTCTTCTCCCGTGTTTATTTTTAGATATTTTCAAACGAAGCTCCTGTTGGTGTGATTAAGAACTCAATGTCAATGAATTCAAGAGCTTTTGTTGGTTTAAGGTAAATTTTACCTGTCATTGTATTTCTGTCTAAGTCTTCAGGTGTGTTTGTTACAACAACTCTAAAGTCAATTAAACCTCTATCTCTTCTGATTGAATCCAAGATTGGATTAACAGAGTCCAAGAAATCTTGTCTAACTTTGTCATCATTTTGTTCAAACAACAATCTAACAGCCACTGCTGAAATCAACTTACGAGCTTGTAATAACAATCTTCTTACGTTGATTCTATCAAGAGCTGATTCAGCAACTTGGGTAGTTTTGTTACCCCAAATTAATGTTCCAACATCTGAGAATGTTGCGATTGGGTTAATTCTACCTTGATATAAAGTATCTCTGTCGTCTTGTGTAAGTTTCTTACGAGCTTTAACCGAATTTACAATACCTCTTGTGTAACCCGCAGATGCGAACCAAGGGAATGAAATGTTATCAGTTAACGCTAAGTTTCTACAAACTTCCGCAGTTGGTGGAAGATAAATTTGTGTATTATTAACAGTATCTCTTGTTAATACCCAAGGGTAGTACGTCGCGGTATAGTTTGAATCAATACCAACTGTATCTAAGTTGTCAACCGCTTCAGTTGGATAAATTAAATCTGTTGCTACTGATGTTGTAGTGTCTACAAACATATTATAATCAGGACAAGTCATGATGTATAATGAGTCAGCTCTTTGAGATTCAATCATATCAATTGCGTCTTCAATTAAGTTTGAGTTGTTAACAAAATCAATACCCGGAGTTACAAATACGTTAATGTTTGTCGCTTCAGGATTACCAAATGTTTGTTGACCTAACAAATATGCATAATAGTCGGTGTTTGCAAAATCAGTTGAGTTACCCTCAACGGTAATTTGTTTAAACGCTCCCCATCCAGTCGCAGTTGGAAATTGTGTTGATGGTGCAGCACCTTTCATATAACCCGAACCACCTAACACATAGGTATCATTGTTTGTTCTATACTCTCTATAAATGTCCCATCCGTCAAATCCACCACGTGCAAACAATGTGAATTTTCTTGATTGAATTCTGAAGTATGGATTTGTTGGGTTTGTCGGGTCAGAAGTAAACGACGCATTACCAACTTCAAATGCTGAAGTACCTGATGTGCTATAAACGCTTGAAATGGTAACAGCAGTTGCTCCTGAGTCCATGTGATAACCTTTTGATACAAAATCCCAATCACTTGACGATACCGCAGTTGCAATGTTAGGTGGGTTTTGTTTTCCTTTATAGTTGTAATATTCAGGGTCATATCCAATTGTATCAGAAAGACCTAAGAACGTTCTATTAATTTTATCTCCAGAGCTTCTTTGAACTGTTGAGAATGGTGGTTGATAAATTACTTCACCAGCAACATCATATTTAGTTTTGTAAATTGGGAATGGTGTAACAGCTCCAAAGTAATTTCTCATTAAGTAACCCTCAAAACCACACGGTAATGCGTCTAAAGGTGCTTCGTTACTCATTTCTAACATTACATATTTTGACCTTACGGCGTATTCGCCATCACTCGTTCCTATTTTAACACCAACATAACTATTGGTACCTACATTCATTGTACAATTTGTAAATTTTTCTAAGTAAACAGGATTTGCGTCTGTATCATTGTAAGCTCTAATTCCTACATCAAATGTTCCATTATTAAACGAAATGTTTAAAATTGAAATTTTAACTTCTTGGTTTGCGTCGTTACCGTCTGAAATTAAGATAAACTTAAATAATTTATAAACACTTGTACCTCTTAATTCAGAAACCAAATATGGTGTTTCAGGTGTTTGATATTGTTCTAAGTACCAACCGATTGAACGGTTTAAGTTATTATCATCTTGTGCCGATGGTAATGCGGTTACTGATGATTGTATACCTCTAATATAACCTTTTTTGTATGAGTAGTTTAAGAAATTAGTAAATTGTTCCTCAACAAACAAAGGTACTTCATTACTTGGTTTTCCAAAATTTGATTGGCCAAATACTTTTGATATGTAATTGGTGTCAGTAGAATCCATTGAAACTTTAAATGCAAATGGGTTACCCTCGTATGTAACACCTGAAACACCAAACGGTGAATAAGGACTGATTGACGCTCCACTATACACACCATTAAAGTCTAAAATAACATTAGTTGTTCCTGTAACTTGATAATCAGGATTTGTTGAGTTGTTGTATGCTGCGATACCTCTTGAACGAAGAGTTGCTATTACAACATCATTATAGTTAGTAAACGCAGTACCAATTTGTGTAAACGCCGACAATTGTACTGAACCCGAGAATGAGCCAGACGCTCCTGTTAATGTATCAATTCTTGATTCAAAAGAATATCCTGAATATCCATTACCCGTTGTTGGGTCAAACTGTGAGTAATACCAAGAGTCGTTATCTCTACTTGAGTAGTCCGTTAAAGTATTTTTTAAACTTGGTACACTATATACGTTTGTTAACCCCGTATATCCCGCACCTGTCAATGAGTTGTAATAAGTGTCAGGTAATGTTCCAAACACATAAGCCGTTGTACCACTTGTTGACGCCGCGGATGAGTTTGACCCAATAACACCACTAACAAATGTTTTTAA